CAAAAAACCATTTATAAAAAAAGAGAATTATATGAATTTTCCGGAAAAAATAATAAATGCGTTCAATAAAAAAATTTCTTGTAGACAATGTTCAGGATGCCATGGATGTAGATAAGTGTTTTTTAAAAAAAAGGTAAAAATATGAATGTTTTTCTTGAAGTTAATGGCGTATTGTATGAAGGATTTGAAACTATAAGTTATTTTAAATCTATAGAAAATCTTAGTGGTACTTTTAATTTTATAGCGAGTAGTGAAGATACTAAGTTTTTACCTTTTAAGGGACAAGAAGAATGTCGAATTATAATAAATAATAAACCAGTAATTACCGGATTTATAGAAAATTTAACTTATTCTTATGATTCCGGATCGCATCAAATAATAGTTAGCGGACGAGATAAAACTGCTGATATAATAGATAATACAGTAATCGGTAATGTTGATTTTAAATCTTCGATGTCACTTAAAAATTTAATAGAGAATGTTTTATTGTTAGCTGGTATTGATAACGATACAATTCAAGTTATAGATTTAGTAGGAGATTTAGAAGATTTTAAAGAAAATGAAATTAAAGCTGCCGAAGTTGGCGATAATATGTTTGAATATATAGAAAAATATTGTCGAAAAAGGGCTGTTTTATTGTCTTCTAATGGTAACGCTAACATAATAATAACACGCGCAGGATCAGAACAGCTTAATGGTATCCTATTGAATCAATTAAATAATAGTGGAAATAATATTAAAGCTGCAGCAATATCTTATGATTTCACAGATAGATATTTTGGATATGTTGTAAAATCTCAAGGAAATTTTTTAAGTGCTTTATTAGCAGGTGATGATGGCGAAGGTTTATCTGATTTAGAATCCACCAATGGGTCTGCTATTGATACGGAAATTCGAAGAACGCGTTTGATTGAATTTGAAAATGAAACATCATCCACAAACTCAAGTAATCTTGAAAGAGCCAAATGGGAAGCAAATATTAGACGGGCTAGATCTAAGATTTATACTTGTAATCTAGCACATATATATTATGATAAAAAGGAAACTGAAATATATGAACCCAATAAACTTATTCAAGTGATTGATGATTTTTGTGATATAAATGCTATAATGTTAATTAGATCTGTTAATTATCAATTATCAAATATAACCGGGACAAATATAACTTTAGAATTAGTAGCTAAAGACTCTTATTTGCCAGAACCGTCTGTTGACGAAGAAGATTCACTGTTTAATGTAATAGGAGCTGATGTCAATGAATAATAATATTAAAATAGCCAAGACACAAGCCGAAGTTAACGATAATAAATTATTTCCTATTGTCAATGTATCTTACCTTGAAAAAGACGCGGATGTGGCTATTGCAGAGAGTTATGGGGTGCATGGCAGTGCGCCTATTGGCACACAATGCGTAATGTTAATTATTAATAACGATGAAGCTAATCGGATAATTATACCTTTATCAGCACAGACAAGAACGCGAGATTTAGAAGAAAATGAATTTGAATGTGGTAATTTTGTTATAGGATCTATTATTAATTTTGATAAAGATGGTAATATAAATATAACATCTAATAATGATATAAATATTATAGCCGGTGGTGGTGATATAAATATAACAGGCGATATTCATGTAACAGGTAATATAGATGTTACCGGAGATGTTGTAGCAGATAAGGGTTCGACTGATATTAGTTTAAGAGATCATCTGAATACTGGAGTTACACCGGGTGGCAGTAATACTGGACCGCCTGTATAAAATAGGAAAAAAATAAAATGAGCACTAAATGTACTCTTATCTATAAAGAGATAAATAGAGATATATCTATACATATATATCGCGATATTATAGACGATAATATATATCTTGAATACCAATCTTTTAGTTCTGGTATAGTTGAGCCTTTTAAAATTCTGTTAACAGATCAAGACAAAGAGGATATGATAAGAGAAATAAACTCTAGTATAAGGAGTAAATTATGCCTCAAGATTTAACACATGATATAAAATTAAGACAAAATGATGATTCTGTTTTTGATATTAATATTGTTGATGGGGATTTAGAAGTTGACGATACCTTTGATATTAATATTATAATGTCATTGTTTGTAGATGGACGAGCAGATAGTAGTGAAATTCCAGAAGCTATTAGACGCAGAGGATTTTGGGGTGATTTAATATTATTTGCGAATGAAAGCAATATTGAATCTGGAAGTAAATTATGGCTTGTTAATGGGAGGAACACCGATGATATGTTAAATAGAGCCATAGATTATTCGAGAAAATCATTACAATGGTTTATTGATAAAGGATATGTCCAAGACGTAGAAGTGACTGGTAATAATACAGCAACAGGAATTCAACTTGATATTAATTTTATAATAGAGGATAATAGTATTGAAGAGTTTAATTTTAAATTATGGGAAAATGGGGTAGTACAAGTTATAGAAGGATTATAAAATGTTTAGAATACCTAGTAATAGAGATGAAATATTTGATAAATTAGCTGCAGATGTTCAAAATAATTTGCCTAATAGTAACCCGCAAAAAGAACAAAGTTGGTTAAGAGCGATTCTTGTTGGTTTTTCAGGTGCATTTTACGATTTATATTTTCAATTACAAGAAGCCATAAATACTTTTTTTGCGGATACTACATATGGAACTTTTCTGGAACGTAAAGCAAGTAATAATGGTATCTTTAGAAATGCTGCGACAGGTTCTACGGGGAATATTATATTTACAGGGGTGGCGTCTTCTGTTATACCATCCGGAACATTATTAAATGGTGTTTCTAATTCAATAGAATATCAAACTTTAACTACTGCAACCATTTTAACAGATGTATTAAATGTATCATCTTTAACTTATTCAAGTGGTATTGCTACCGCTATTACCTCAATAGATCATGATCTGGCTTTGGGAGTAACAGTTACTATAGCAGGATCCACACCAACAGAGTTAAATGGTGCTAAAACTATTACTGCAATTATCGATGCTCAAACATTCCAATATTCTACTGCTACTGTCGGAAGTGGTACTGCTACGGGTACAATAACAGCCTCTGTAACGCGTGCTGTAATAGATATTGAAAGTAATTCTGTTGGTATTGATACAAATTTAAATCTTAATGAACAATTAACCCTACAATCACCTATTGCAGGTGTAGATAATATAGCATTAGTAACTTTTGATACTATTGGTGGTGGGGCTGATGTTGAATCAGATGAAAGCTTAAGAGCTAGATTAATATTTAAGCTACAAAATCCTGTTACATTATTTAATGCTATTCAAATAGAATTAACTTTGCGAGAATTGGCTTTTGTTGACAGAGTTTTTGTATTTGAAATAACTCCTGCAGTTGGTCAAGTAACTATATATGTATTAAAAGAAAATAATGAATTGCCAACTGCATCAGAAATTCAACAAATGGAAGATAAGATAGAAGAAACGATATTACCAGCTAACACTTCTATTTCTGATGTTATAATTGCGGCTCCTGCTGAAATAATTGTGCCATTCACTTTTACAAGTTTAACTCCAAATACAACAACAATGCAAACATCGATCACAAATAAATTACAAGAATTTTTTAATAATGATACAGATGTGGGTGTTGATATTACAGAAAACGAATATATATGTGCAATACAAAGCACTATTGATACAGAAACTGGCGATTCTGTTCAAAGTTTTGTTTTATCGACTCCGAGTGGAGATATAACAATAGCTACTGGCGAAGTTGGTGTATTGGGGAGTATTACTTATCCATGACATATACAAACGAGAATAGAACAAAAATTTTAAGTTCATATATTCCGGATGGTTCAGCGTTTGTTGCTAAAAATATCACTACCACTAATTTATATAAATTTTTAGATGCTATCGCGTTAAATTTTGTTTTGTTCTCTGATGATATTATAGAAGTATATGAAGAAATGGATCCTGCAACTACAGAAGATTTAATAAACAGATGGGAACAAGAATATGGTATTCCAGATGGTTGTTTAGATATAGCCCCTGATATAGAAACTAGAAGGCAAAATATTTTAATAAAAATAGGAATGAGTGGTGTCCAAACAGTTTCTGATTTTGAAGAATTAGCTTTAAAATTTGGTGTTATAGTTAATGTGTTTCCAGCATCTGGCTATCCACCCATTACTTTTCCTTTAGCATTTCCGTGGCTATTTATGACCGAGATTCGAGCAAGATTCACAATTATCGTAGAATTACCTACAGCATTGGGAACAAATATATTTCCATTTTCTATAAATAAATTTCCTTTTCCTTTTTCTGTTATTAATGGTAATATAATAGAGTGTGTATTTAGAAGATTGGTCCCTGCGAATGTAGATGTAATATTTAGATATATTTTATAAATATAGAATATATAGGACACTCAAAAAATAGAAGCCTATATATGCATTTTATCTAATAGACGTATTAGATGGACAGTTAAGAGTATGGCGTTTTCCTACCTTAACTAATGTATATATAGGATCTTTTTATTTAAGGAGAAAACAATGCAAGATTATCCTACCAAAATTGATGGTACATCAACAGAACCAGCAGCAGAATATAATAATTTAGCATCAGAATTAAAGACTGTTGTAGAAAGCATGGGGCTGACATTAAGTGCAGGATCTATTATTCAATTAGCACAATCTATTAGTATTTATGCTGTACAAGGTAAATATTTTACTGATAGTGGCGCAGCAGATGCTTATGTTTTAACGCCCTCCCCAGTTACGCGAGAAGTTCCAGATCAATATTATGATGGTATGGAAGTTTATTTTTTACCTGATAATATTAATACGGGAGCTTCAACTATCAATGTAGCAAGTTTAGGAGTTGAAAATATTCTTCAAGCTGATGGTATAAGTGCATTAACAGCAGGACAATTACCAGCAAATGTATTTGCAAAACTTATTTATGATGGTACTAATTTTAGGCTTAGAACGGCACAAACTACATCTTTGATTGCATATAGAGCTACTCCTCAATTAAATATTGTTAGTGGCGGATGGACGGATGTGATTATTGATACTATTATTGAAGAAAATAATCTTTCGTTAGCAGTCGGAACTGGTATTGTGACATTAACTGAAGGAGGATTATATAGTGTAATAGGTTCTGTGCAATGGGAGGCAACTTCATTAATAGCAGATAAATCTTATTCTTCTAGGATATTACTAACTGGATCAGAAAAATTCCAAAATAAAAATCAATCATCAATTACTGGAGATCCTTTGAGCAATCCTTGTCCAGGACTTATTAGAGCTGTGGCTGGCGATACTATTAAACTTCAAGCAGGCAATGATACAGGTGTGAATACTGTTGATATTAATGGTGGTCAAGGATTAACTTATTTACATATTGCCAAAATATCAAACTAAAAAGAGGAGAAATATGATGATAATAATTAAAATTATTTTATCATGTTTTAAAGTAGTTCTTTTTATGGGTTATTGTTTTACAAAAAATCCAAAAGAATCTTATAGGAGTACTTTATGAGAAAAGATTTAATATTACATTTTATTATTTGTTTATTTTTAATGATAGCATTATATAAAATACCATATTCTTTTGGATTTATAATGGGATGTGGAATAGTTAAAGAATATGGAGGGTTTAATTTTTTATATAAATGGCTAAAAAAACCACATAAAGAATCTAAAGATGCAGATGATCTAACCGCAGATTTTTTAGGTGCATCCCTTGGTTATTTTATAGGGCATATAGTATATTAATAATTAACATAAGTGAGGTGAATCATGATTTTATTCCAAAATCAAACAACAAATGATGATAGTGCTGTAGAAGAGATTATAGATGGTAGTTATAGAAATGCTAAAGCCACAGGAGTATTTGATGGGGCAATAATT